CGGAACCATTGCTGGTGCTTCGCCATCTCCAAGTCCTTCGCCACCGTCGCGTCCTTGAGCGGCCGGTAGACGTTGCGATGCCACGGCCCGCCGATCTTCCCGCCGTCCATTCGGATCGTCCACGGCTCCAGGCGCAGCAGAGCGGCCTCGATGGCGCCCCAGCTCCAATCGGACAGCGGAACGACCTCGTGGCCCAGCTTGAGGCCGGCTTCGGTGCCGCCGCCGAAGGTGTCGACGGTCTGGTCCTCCAGCTCGTCGCGCACCTCCTGCACCGCGACCATCCTGCCCGAGATGCGCATGAACTCGGAGCGATGCGCCTCGCTCCACATGCCATCAGAGGTGGCCACCAGCGTGCGGAACTCGTCGAGCGGCACGGAGCGCCACGGCTGCGCGCGCTCCGTCGCCAAGGCGATGCGGAGGCGCAGAGGTTCCCAGCCGTCCGGGTCCAGCCTCGCCATCGTCTCCAGGTCGGCGCGCGCCGCCTCGGTGCGCGGCGCGGGGAACAGCCCGAACCGGCCGAGGATCAGCCTCGCCGCGTTCACGATATCGAGGTTGCGCTTCTCCTCGATGACCTTCTCGTCGGCCTTGCCGTAGCGCTTGTCGATCGTCGCCAGCGCGCGCTGCACCTCGCGCTCGACCTTGGCGGCGCCCACGGTCAGGTAGTGCTGCACCAACAGCCGGCGGTGTGCCTCGCGGGCCGCGTCCAGGTCGCCGCTGGCAAGCGCGCGGTCCCGTTGCTGTGCCGCTCGTCGCTCCGCCTGTGCGAACGACCGGACGTTGATGCGGCCGACGGGCGCGCGCAACAGCGCCACTCGCGCCGCCTCCTTCGCCTGCGCCTCCAGTCCAGCCACGCTTTCGCGCGTGCCCTGCATCATGGCGCGCAGGATGGTCGACAGCAGCCGCGCGGCCGTCTTGCCGTGCAGCGCGTCCTCGACGGCACGCTTGAACGCCTTCGGGTTCGCCAACGGCTCCTCGGCCTCGAGGCGGGCCGTGGTCTGCTGGTCCACCGCCTGCTCGATCGGCGGGGCCTCGATGAACGCGCGCAGCATCTCCTGGCCGCTGCCGAACCCGAACTGCTGCGCCGTCAGGTCGGGCGATGCGCCGCCCTGCTTCGTGTAGGCCGTCAGCTTCGCCGCGTCCTCGCCCATGATTCGGCGCACGGCGTCGGCGTCGAGTTTCGCCGAATGCTCCTGCCCGTTCTCGTCGATGATCGTCCCGTAGCGTACTTGCGCCTGCGCCCGGTAGACCGGCTGGCCGCGCACGGCCTTGTCGACCTGTGCCCAGATGCGCGCCTTGGCCTCAGCCAGCTTGCGCTGCACGGACTCCTCGACGCCCTTGCGGCGGGACTGGAACACCTGGGCGCCGCGCAGAGCCTCGGCCGTCAAGCTGGCCTTCGCCTCGTCGGTCGCCTGCTGCTCCAACGAGCGGATCTCGGCCAGCGTCTCCGCGTCGGCCCCGATCGCCTTGGCCGCGCTGTCGCTCAGGCGGGAGGCGCCGGCACGCAACGCCTGCTCGGCTTCGATGGCGCTGTCGGCTGCAAGCATCCTGTCGAAGAAGCCGCGAAGCTCCGGCGTCATCGCTGGCAACTCGACGCCAGTGGCATCTCGGTAGCCGGCCGCCAGCATCGCCCGCACGTTCCGGTAGAGCCCAACGATGAACGACCGCAGCTTGCCGAACACGCCGCGCAGCTCTTCGCTCGGGGCCTCGCCGGTGGCGAAGTACTCTTCCGCGTTGTAGCTGATGTCCTCCAACATCGGTGTGCGAGCCTTGAGGTCCATGGCGGCCCACTGCTCGCGGGTCAGCTTCCAGCGCGCCAGCAGAACATCGAACTGCGACTTGCCGTAGGCGCTGCCTTGGCGGTCCAGGCGCTCGACGACCTCGGTGAACCAGTGCGTTAGCTCGTGCAGGATGGTCGAAACGTCCGTCCCGCTGGTGAACATGAAGGCGAGGCGTTGCGGGTCGAAGTAGCCGCGGCCGGGCTGGCGCAGGATGTTCGGGTCGGTCGGGCTGAACGTGCCGCGGTTGTTGACCGACTTGATCTGTGCCGGGTCGAACGCAACCCAGGTAGTCCCAGGCGTGTCGACGGCATCGCTCAGAACGAGTCCGTCATACCCAAGCCGCTTGAGTGCCGGGACGATGGCGAGATCCCATGCCGGCGCCCATGTCTGCGTCGTCAGCTCCCAGGCATCGCCATTGCCGCCAAGGATAGCCTTGGCTCTCTTCTTGACGGCCTCGGCCGACTGCATGGCGCTTACCGTGTCCCGCAGCGCGTCGGCCTCGGCCATCTCGAAGGCGACCGCCTCGTCGATATGCAGTTCGGCGAGGACCTTGACGCCCTCCGCCTTGCGTAGATCCAGTGGCTTCTTGATGGCCACGTAAGCTTCTGTGACGCGGCCCGCCACGTCTCTGTCGAGCGCATCCTTTCCGCGACTCCAGTAGGATTCCGACTGGATGTCTGCACCCGACCGGCTCCTTGCGTATGAGTCGGCGGTGGTCTGCGTGTCCGTGAAGAACACCATCCCACGGAACATCTCAGGGTTCCTCTGCTTGGTGCCACGGAACAGCGTCCTTGGGGCGCCTTGCTCGTCCACCACCTTCGAGTCGCCGAACCACGCGCGGAACTCCGGCGTGTCGGTCTTGAGCGTCGCCGGCTGCTGCAAGGCTCCAGCAGACGGCTCGGAATCGACCTTCTCGAACGTCGCCCCGTACTTCTTCACCGCCTCGGCCGGGTCGATGCGCTCCTCGCGAGCCACCTGTTCGATTGCCGCCGAATAGATGCTCGCCACCGTGCGCGCCTGCACCGGGGAAATCTGCGCCCCTGCCGTCTCGGTGATCTTGGCCGCCGTGTCGCTCTCGATCTGCCGCAGCGCCTCGTAGAACTTGACTTGGTCCTCCGTGCCGGTGTCGGCCGCCGCAGCCTGCTTCTCGGCCTGCGCCTTGTCGTCGGCCATCAGCTCGGGCGCTTCCGGGTCCATGCGCACGTTCGGGCCGATGGCCGCCGCAAACTCGGGCATCTCAGCTTGGATGCGGGTCACGAAGTTGCCGAGCGGCACGGACACATCGCCGCCAACCTCAAGCGCCTGCTCCAACTGCTTGGACACGCCCGGCACGATGCCCTCAAGGATGTCGAGCGCCGACTTCTGCAGCTTGCCGGCGGCCGTCGCCTCCTGGTCCACCTTCGCCAGCACGTCGCGCAGCGTGGCCGCATCCACGTGCGCCTCGCGGATGCCGCCTTGGTTGACCACCTGGCCGACGAACCCGCTGGCTGCTTCGCTGTCGCGCTGGTTGAGCTTGGAGGCAGCGCCCAGGCCCTGCCCTTCGCGCAGAGCTTCCTGCGCGGCCTTGGCGGCATCCTGGGCCACCTTCGCGCGCATGCCTCCGATCGTGCCGCCGGGGATCCCGAGCACCGCCATGCCCTGCACCGTCTTGCTGGTGACCTCCCACAGTCGCGCCGCGATGCCGTCCGGGCTCATGTCCTTTTCGCCGCCCTTGGCTGCCGCGCCCTCGGCGACGATGTTGGTCATCTCCTGCAGCAGCTCGGTCGTGACCTCGCCCGCGATGCCTTTGCCGTACTCGCGCAGGTAGCCAGACACGAATCCGCCGGGGACGTCCTTGGCGACCTCGCGAACGGCCCGTTGCGTCACCCGCTGCGCGATCTCGGTGCGAACAGCACGGGTCGCGATCGACGCGCCCGCCAGTTCCAGCACGGAGTTGACGAGGCCCACGCCGGAAGCTGCCCAGAACGCCCGCTGCGGGTCGTATCCGGCCTGCACCATGTCGGCGTAGGCGTTGCCGCCCTCGGTTCGCATCACGTCCACGGCGAGCTGCGCCGTGAAACCCGCCTTGAAGCCCGCAGCGAACGTCAGCGGAGCGGCCGGTGGAGCCACCATGCCGACCGCGCCCGTCACGGCGCCCGTGGCCAAGCCGGCACCAAGCGCCCGAGGAAGCTGCGATCCCCACTGCCCCAGGATCTCGGCCGCGTTGCCGAAGAGGCCAGTCGAAGGGCCGAGCTTCGCCATCTCCTGCTCGATCTCGACGAAGCGGCGCCGGGCCGCGGCGTTGTCGGCCGATGCGGCGCCTTGCAGGTTGTCACCGCCGAGCGCCAGCGTGGAAGCGACCCGGCCGCGCTCGCTCATCAAGGAGCCCTTGGCGAAGGCGTTGCCCCACCGCTCGAACCCGCTCAGGTGCTCGTAGTCGTCCCACGCCTTGCGCGCGAACTCCAGCCCCTGGAAGCTGCGGAACAGCACCGGGTTGGTCGACTGGATCTTGTCGTCCGTCATCCGCTTCATCACGGAGACGGCACGCAGGAACGAGGGATCCTCCTGCGCCTTGAGCAACGGCTGGCCGAGCTGGCGCGCGAGCTTGTCTGCCTCGGCCGCCACGCCAGGATCGGTGCCGATGGCGGCTCGCATGGTGAGGTCCCACTGCTCGGCCTGCCGCTGCTCGCTCTGCTGCAACGCCTGCCTCCAGTAGCCGACGCTGCTCTGGAAGGGCTCCTGGCCTTGGGTCTCGGCAGACGGCGACAACATCGGGGACGGGCCGGTCACTGCTTCGCCTCTCGGTAGTTGCGGACCGCCTTCTGCCAGAAGTCTTGGCTCATGCCCATTTGCGAGTCACGGTAGCGACGGATCGTCGGGTCGTCCTTCGCGGCGATGCGCTTCCTTTCCTCGGGGCCGCCAGGTCGACCCTTGGCCACCCACTCCTCGGCCTCTTGCCGCGCCGTCATCTGCTGGCCTGGGTGCAGTTCTTGGAACGCTTGCCGAAGATCGCGCCGAACCTGCATCGGGATGTCCCGCAGGTAGACCGGGCCGCTGATCGTGTTCACGTAGACGTTCTGGTGCCTCTCGGTGTAGGCCGACTCGTCGAGCCCGGTCGTGCTCGGGTCGTCGCGCTCCATGGGCAGGTCTCCCCCGCGCTGCGCCTGCATCACCGTCATCGGCTCGTCTGCGGCCAAGGCATCGACGCCGAACAGCGGCGAGAACGTCTGCACCAACACCCGGTCCTTGAGGATTGGCTGCACGATCAGTTCGTCGAACTCCGTCGGCGTCAGGTCGCGCTTCAACTCATCACGCTTCGCCTTGGCCAGCGGGTCGATCGTGTTGGCCTTCCACGCCATGAACGCCTGCGTCTCGGCCGCGTCGGCACGGTCGCCGTTCGGCAGTAGCCCGATGGCTCGCGCCAGCATCTTCGTGTGCTGGTCGATCGTGGTGCCCGACTGGTCGCCGCGCAGGAACTTCGTGACCATGCCGAGGTCGTGGTCATCGAGGTGCGGCCGCAACGCGCGGCGAAGCTGGTTGTCGTCCATCGCTCGGAACTGATCCAGCTCGGCTGGGGCGGAAGCGTAGAAGCGGTCGAGCCACGCCGCGTCGGTCGTCGGCACGCGGCGCACGGAGACGCCCAGGCGCGCGGCCTCGCGTGCCAACTCGGGGTTGTCCGACAGTTCCAGCCGCGGGTTCTGCGCCATCCACTGGCGCACCTGGGCCTCCACGTCGTTGGCCTGCTTCGCCTCGATGGCGTCTCGCACGTTTTCGAGCTGCAGAAGATGGCGCTTCGTCTGGTCCTTCTCCTCCGGCGTCAGAGTCTCCATGCCGTCGACCCAATCGGTGCGCTCCTGCAGCGTCGGGAACTGCTCCGTCAGCCTGCGCGCTCCCTCCTCGATCGCCGCCGCGCGGGTGGTCGCCATCGCCTTCTGGTACTCAGGACCGGCGATCTCGTCCCGGCTCTGCTCCAGGTAGGCGCCGGCCTTGTCCGGGTGTCCGGATGTCACCAGCGACTGCGCGGCCATCAGGTGCATCCGCGTCGTGGTGTCGAGCATCGCCAGCTTGGCCATGTCGCCGTCCTCGCCGCGCAGGCGCGACAGTTCGGCCGTGCGCTGCATCGCGACCTCGCGCGCCAGCGCCATGTCCTCGGGGTTGCCGATGGCCGCCTGGTAGTCGTTCAGCGACGCCAGGACGCCGGCCTCGGCGCCGCCGATCGCTCGGTTGCGGGCCTGCACGTCCCGATGCGACGCCATCGACTCGGAGGCATCCTGCATCCGCTGCGCAAGCATGCGTTCCAGCGCCTGCTTCTGCCGCGGCGACCGCGCCGACTCGGACAGGTTGCGCATCTGGTCGCGGAGGCTGGTCTGCGTGTCCTGAAACTGCTCGATCGCGGCAAGGCCGGTCTTCTGCCGGTAGCCCCCCACGACGCCGCGCACCAGTTCGGACGCCACCGCGTCGGACTCCATCAGGAACCCCTGGTCGAGATCCTGCTGCACGTCCACCCCGATGCGAGCCGCGGCGGCCCCCGCCGTCATCAGCGAGGCTCCGAGCTGCTGCATCTGCTGCGGGCCGGCGTCCTGCATCGGCGCGGCGTTCGGGGCCTCGAACTGGCCCACGCTCTGCGTGGAGACGGGGACGGTAGGAATTGGGAGTCGCATGGGTCAGTTCCGGCTCCAGGCGTAGGTGGGTCCAGACGCTCGGGCGGCGCCGTCCAGCAGGGCCGCAAACGTCGAAGTGGCCGGGCTGATGCTGCCGGCGGTCGCTCGCATGTTGCCCGCCGTCACGCGCCCCATGGTGGCCTGGTTGCGCGAGTTCGTCGCCTGCGTCATCCTGGCCGAGACGCCGCGCGCCGTGTTCTCGTTGATCGTGAGCGCGTCCAACCGCTGCGCCAGCCGCAGCGACACCCGCTGCTCCAGCGCGTTGCCGCTGCCCATGTCGACGCCGGACGCGGCCTGCTGCACCTTCTGCTGTCCCGCCGCCTGCCCATACTGCATGCCAGAGGTCCGCATGGCCACTCGGCCCGCATCTCGCTCGGCCTGCGCGTCCAGCTCGGCCATGCGCGCGTTGCGCGCCGCCATGGACGCCTGGAACTCGGCGGCCATCGCGGCCGATCGCGCCTGCATCTTGCTGGTCTTGGCCTGGTAGTAGGCCGAGGCGGTCGAGATGGCGGCCCCCGCGATCGACGCGATGGCGCCGACGCCCAGCAGAGGGTTGGCGGCCGGCGCCTGCGGCGCGAGCACCGACGAGTAGGCCATCGACTGCATCGCCCCGGCCGAGATGCTTCCGTATCCGGATGCCTGGAGCGACGAGAACGCGGATAGCGCCCCTGGCGAGATCGTGCCGAGGTTGGTGCTGGTCATGTGTCAGTCTCCCCAGGCGATGGTGAACACGGCGCCCGTGATCGACATGGGCAGGGGATCGGTCTGCACCATGCGAATCTGCTTGTCGAGGGTCCAGTTGCCGAAGTCGAGTTCGCGCGAGGGGCCGGTGAAGTCGTCGGCCTGGCTGGTCGTGTTGAACGCGGCATCGTTGGCCCCGAGCGGCCCGAAGCGGAACGGCGCCGACCGCCGCAGGCGAAGGTGGGCGTGCGACGGGCTGCCGGTGCGGCCGTGGCCGAGCCCGTCAATCGGGATTGCGGGGGGCATCGTGATGGCCTCCACCGTGTAGCCGAGCCCCGCGTGGACCTTGTAGGCCACCACCGTGGCGCCGGTCACCTTGGCCCGCAGGTTGATGGTCCCCGAAGCCACGGTCTGCGGCGCCAGCGCCACGCCGTCCGCGACGATCTGAACCAGCTTCCCCTCCAAGTGGCCCAGGCCCGACACGGTGTCCCGTCCCCACGTCCAGACGGTCGACGGGGACGCCGGGACGGCCGGGAAGCTGTCGACGATCACTCCCGTGGCCACCGTCGTGCTGCTGGTAGCCGTGATGCGCACCGCGTAGAGGCCGAGCCACTTGATGCGGTCGCCCACGTCGGTCGTTGCCGGGTGGGCGAAGATCGCCGAGCTCGCGGTAATCGTGATCGTCTCGCCGGCAGCCCACTCCGTGCCGCCCGTGAGCGTCAGCGTGGTCGCGGTCGTGTTCGTGCCGTCGAAGGTCAGGTGAGAATCGACGAAGCGCCGGTCGGCCAGGGTGGCAAACTGGCGTTCGGCCATGCGCTCGACGTAGCGCAACGGCGTTCCGCCGATCGTGCGAAGCACCCCCACGTAGACGATGTCTTCGCCGCCCTCCGGAACCACGCAGACCGACTCGAAGATGCCGTCGGTCGTGTGCTGGTGCCATCCGCCGACCTGCTCTTCGGGCGCGTACGTGAAGCCAAGCAGTACCCCGTCGTTGCGCACCATCCACAGCGTCGGCACGGGCGCTTGCTGATGAGCGATGCCGTCGGCCATCGCGTATCCGTCGAACCAGTCGGCGCAGCGGGACGACACGTTGGCGACAGTCCATCCGGCGTCCGATCGGAACCCGAGCTCGCGAATCTGGCCGCGGCGCTCGCTCTCGAAGATCAGCGAACCGCCCACCACCACCGGGAAAATCTGGCTGGCGCCCACGCTCGTGATCGAACGAGCCGGCGTGGCCTCGTCAGCCGTCAGCGCCACCCCATCCGGCGAGGCAATGCGGAACTCCTCGCTGCTGGTCAGCACGACGAGCGTTTGGCTCATCGGCACGAGGTGCCGGATCGTGCAGGGTCGGCTCGTCTTGAGGGTGATCTGGAGGCGATCGTCGGCCTGCAGCGGGATGTGGTAGCTCAGGTCCGATGACGTGCCGCTCCGTGTCCCCCACACCGTCTGAGGCCGATTGGCCGTGCCGCCGAACAACTGCCGCCCCTCGAAGTTGCCGGCGGTGCCGGGCCAGTCGTTGGCCGTGCCGCCGATGGTCGAGTCGCCGAGCGGCAGCGTGTAGGCCGCATCGAAGGGTAGATCGGCGTCCTTCAACGTGGTTTCGGTCGTCTCGGCGATCAGCAAGTAGAGCGAGTTCTCCGCCCGGTAGACGCGGTAGCGCACAGCGCCAACGACAGGCACCCACTGCAGCGTGTTGTACGAACCGCTCACGCTCAGGATGTTCAGGGCGCCCGACGCCGGTCCGCCTTCGGACTCGCGACCGTTCTCGTCCACCGACGTGATGCGGTAGAAGTTGGAGATGCGCGCTGCGGGCGAGGCGAGCCGGGCCGTGCCGAATGCGCCGTAGGGGCCGCCCGTGCAGTTGACGAACGACTCCCCGGTCACCGTGCGGACGTCGAGCACCAGCGGCCCGAACGCGCCGACGCCGTAGAAGCCATCCGGCACTGAGGCGCCGCCGGGGAGGCCCTCCAGGTAGAACGTGTCGCCCGTGCGGAACGGGTGCTCGGTGGTGAAGCCGAGTTGCATTCGAGCAGGCGCCCCGATGCTGGTCGCCGTCAGGACGGCCGAAAGCTGGCCGGCGTACGGCACGATCGCGTTCGTAGCCCACGCTGGCGCCGGCACGGTCGGCGCAAAAGCGATCGTGCGGAAGGCCCACACCGACGCGGACAAGCGCACCAGCTCGCGCGGCGCGTAGTTGCGATGCACGATCGTCAGCACGTTGGCCGACTGCGATCGCATGTCGAGCGACGTCAGGTCGGCATCGAGGTACTGGTGCGGGATCTCGTAGGGTGTGCCGCCGGTCCCGGCGTAGGCGTACCAGTAGGTGGCCCATCCCGCCGTGACGCCCGGCACCACGCCTGCCCCGAAGGCGCGGCAGTAGTAGAAGACGCCCGCGCGGCTCACGATGTCACCGGGCGAGTAGAATGGGTGTGCCGTGTGCGTGCCGGATCCCGGCGCGGAGGTGATGACGTTCGCGATCAGCGCGGTCGCGCTCAGTGGCGACACCGCCAGCAGGAACTTGTTGGGGTCGGCCAGCGGGTTGCGCACGTAGTAGGTGCGCCCGCTGACGATGTCGGAGTAGGGGAACCCTCCTGTCGTCACGAACTGCACCGGCTGGTTGTCGGCCGTGAACGGATGGCCGGTCCAGTTGACCTCGATCACGTTGCCGCCGCCAAGGGCGAACGTCACGGTGCTGCTCGCCTTGTGCGCCGGGTAGCTGTTCTCCAGCAGCAGTTGCTGACCGCCCACCAGGATGCGCAGCGTGCCGTAGTTCGCCGGGTTGGCGTCCCAACCGTTCAGCACCAGAACGGCGCTATCCGTCGAGCTGGCGACGAACGGCCGCACGACCACCTTGCGCGCGCTGTCCTTCGCGGCGACACAGAAGCGCGTGCCGGTACGCGACTCCAGGCCGCCAGTCGTGGTGGTGCGGCAGTTCCGCGCCTCGGCGAGACCCTGGCGAACCCGAGCATCCTCGGGACGGCCGAACATGTCGGGCGACATGCGCCCGCCGCCGAAACTCTGCTGGATCGTCCGCGTCCTCACTCGCGACCCTCCAACCACGTCACCTTGGCCTCTGGGGTCAGGATGCGCTGGTTGCCGTCGTTGGCCTTCGCGCGCTGGATGTGCGCAGCGGCCAGCTGCAGATACTGCGCCATGGCGGTCTGGCCCTCCTTGCCCTGCATGATGGCCCCGGCCAGCTTCGCGGCGAGGTTCAGGACCAGCGCCTCCTGCGCCCACGGGTCGAGCTGGTTCGGGTCGGTCACGTAGACCGAGTACCGCAGCCAGGCATTCGGCAGGTTCGACCAGAGCCTGTGAATGCCGTCCGGGTCGATCTCGATGCGGAACTTGATGCGCTCTCCCTTTGCGTCGCGGTAGCCGTCAGGCGCCCCCTTCGGCAGCATCTCGAACGCGCGCAGCATCCCGGCCGGGATCTCGTAGCAGTAGCGCCAGAAGTCGTTGCCGCCGTCCACGACCTCGGTCAGCTCGACGCGCTTCGTGGCCCAACCCCATTCGTGGCCCTGCGTGATCTCGTTGAACGCCTGCGCGTAGAACTTGGCGCACAGCTTCGCGGCCTTGCTGTCGTCGGGCGGCGAGATGCTGGAAACGAACGGGCTCTCGCCGATGTAGGCCAGGGCTCGGTTGCAGAGTTCGACGTTGGTGACCACTGGTTGGCCCTCGACCGTGACGAAGTAGGGAAAAGCGTTCTGCTCGACGAACGAGAGCCATCGAGCCCCGGTGACCAGCTCGCCGGCCACTCGCCAGCGGCGCACCTCGATGTCGCGCGGCGTGTTGCTCCAGTCCCATCCCTCCAGAATGGAGACTTGCCCCGGCTCTTCCTCGACGGTGAGGCCGTCGATGACGATGCCGGCGATCTCGCCGAAGCCGTCGCGGCGCAGCGGCCCGAGCCCGGCAACATCGAACGGATGCAGGCGATTGGCAATCGAGAACACGCGCGACTTGACCGGTCCGACGACCTCGTTGTTCCGCAGCGTGATGTTGTAGTTGCCCTCTCCCTTCTCCGC